GGCATTTACCCATAAGCAAAGTGGGTCATATAAGTCCTTTGGTAGAGTCTAACGGTGACATCCAGTTTCTAAGCTGGACTATCAATGTTAGATGTGACTGTTCGCGTGCTTGTCGCACGGAACGTCGTTGCTCCACCATCTCGGAGGGCTAGCCCCCCGCCCAAAATGGGCGAGAGTAAGCGGACAGTCGTACCTTTTGAAATCAAAAGCTACAAACAACAAAATACTGCAACGACAAAAGTCGCTACTAAGGCGTCTGTGCCATACGGCACAAATTATCTTAGTACAGTATAATGTTCTTGATGCTTCGACTTCTTCAGATATTGTAAGAAACTATCTTAGATTCCTTCTTCGGTTATTAATGAGCCGAGGTGCCCTTGAAATGGTTCGTGAGGTTAAAACCAAACGAAATCAAATCATGAGGTTCATCCTCGGTAATCCATTACTAACCGCACCTGGTGTAGATGTAGATGGATGGCCTAAACAGCTATCCTTCTTAAAACATCTTCACACAACTCCAAAAGGGATAAGAAGCTGTTTAACATTGCTAATGTTAACACGAGCGTTCTCCCTAGGTGGAGTCCCCAAATTAGATACTATTACTGACAAGACGACTGGCTATGATTGTATATCAGAACCAGAACTTCTTTCAGCATTTAGTAAACTAAAATTGGTGAAAGGGTGTGTTGGCGAATGGGCAGTGCCTCATATGACTACTAAAAAAGGTCCACAGGGTCAGGCCTTACTTACATCATTAAATGAACTTACATTTCTTCCCAGTTACCTAAGGACGTCTATCGAAGTCCTAGGGGGAAGAAACCTAAGCGAATTTATTGAAAGTAATGTTGAGGCCCTTGACATCCTTGAAGCTATTAAGCCGAAAGGAACCTCTGGATTCTTTTCTATTAGTAAATGGTGGATTACTCTATTCCCAACTAGAAGTACTTCTCTAAGAAAGCTTTCTTACTTCCCTGATAAGGAGGACAAAGTAAGAGTTATCGCTCTTCTTGACTATTGGTCACAATCAGCTCTGAGACCTCTTCACTTAACTTGTAACAAGTTATTGAGAAGGATCCCAACTGATATGACTTTTAACCAAGATGCGTTCTCTCACAATGTCTTGCCGACTCTACCAGATAACAATAGTTACCATAGTATTGATCTTTCTGCAGCTACGGATAGAATGCCAATTAGCCTACAATGTAGGTTAGTGAAACATCTATTCGATTCTGCTGAAAAGTGTCAATCATGGTATACTATTCTGGTAGGCTTACCGTTCATCTTTACTGATTTGAAAACTAAACATTCTCAACCAGTAGTGTACGGAGCCGGCCAACCGATGGGGGCTTATTCATCCTGGCCTGTCATGGCACTAACGCATCATATCATTGTCCAAGTGGCAGCGATCAGAGCGGGAATCACGAGAGTTAACTCGAGAATACCGTTCAGATCGTATGTCCTCTTGGGTGATGATCTGCGAATAGACGATGACCTGGTTGCAAGAGAGTACAAATCTTTAATCTCAACCCTTGGAATGCCATACTCTGAAGAGAAAACACACACATCGAAAGATGGGTTTGAATTCGCTAAGAGATGGTTCTTCAAAGGAGAAGAGGTTACAGGATTTGCTGTCTCAGGATTATTAAGTGTATGGAAAAGCTATCCATTACTTATTAATTTCCTTGACAACCAGTCAAGCCATGGATGGACACTTCCATTGGAAGGGCATCCAGTCCTAATCTCGCAGATTGTTAGGGCCTTAGCAGGAAAGCATTTTATTATTAATAAAACTGCTTCCATGATAAAGCTTTACAATCTGTTCGCTCAAGTGAGAACCTTTAAAAAGGGTCCCAAAAGTATGCAAGAAGACTCTATACTTGTTAGTACAGAAGCCTTCTTGGGTACTCCTCTTCCTAGCGTCCTTATTGATAATAAGGATAAGCATATCATTAACTTGGTATACTTATTAGCAAAGAAGAACTTGGTCGAAAGAGATCTCTTAACCTTTCAGAAGGAGGCATATAAAGTCAATGCTAGACTTAATAGCTTCGTTTCTGATAAGATTAAGAAGGCAGGGGTGGACAAACCGACAGCAGACTTCCTAAAGGAAACATTATCGACAGTTTTAAACTGGTCAAACCCTCTTGTTATGGTATTAAATAGACAGATCGATCTGTCCATGGAGTTCTTAATGAACTACTGGGATCCAGATCAATCTGATGACTTCTTATTTCAAGAAGGTCTATCAAAATACTCATTAACAAAAGGGGTGTTTACGATGCGTTCCTCAACTAGTATTTGCTTAGCTGAGTCAGCAATCCTTAAAGCTTACATATCAGTTGTTAAGAATCTGTTTGATGAAAATCATTCAGATTACAAAGCACTGATTAGTAAATTAAAAGAACTCGAGCACAAGGACTAGTCCTGTGTGCCAGACGGTAAACGGTCCAATTTAGTCTTATCAACTAATGTGGGGCCAACCAACTTCTAACGCCTTATGCGACTGGATTTGCTATCCAGGTAACATAAGACACGAGGTCGTTGATGGGCTTCCGTCTGAGTTTCTCCTACTCATG